ATTGAACATCAGATGCACACCGCATTTGTGTACGAAAAACCTGTGTTCAGCACGAAAGAGATTGAAAAGGCGGTCAAGATGTACGGATGGCACGAACTGTGCGAAACCCCGTCCAAAGATATGCGGATTGCAAAGGCACAGTTAAGGGATATGTACCGCGAAGTGTGTGAGAGGTCGAAGGAAGAATCAGTCAATAAATTCGTTTTAGGCGAAGGTAAACTCTTGGACGATAAATGTATCAAGTTGCTCAATTAAAATGCGATACAGACGATTTTGGTGCGAAATAGGGGGATATATGAATGGGGGATAAAGCACAAATGGAGCATGAAAGAAAATTAAAGTGTGAATTGTACTGCGACAACTTCCAAAATTTTAAGCGTTACAACATACCGAAGGCACAGTTAGTGATTGCAGATATTCCGTACAATCTTGGCAATAACGCCTACGGAAGCAATCCCATGTGGTATGTGGGGGGGGACAATAAGAATGGTGAAAGCAAACTGGCAGGTAAGGGATTCTTCAACACGGATTTCAACTTCAATATTGCGGAATACTTCCATTTCTGTAATCGGTTGCTGAAAAAAGAACCGAAAGAACGAGGGAAAGCACCTTGCATGATTGTCTTTTGCAGTTTTGAGCAGATTCCAATGGTCATTGAAAAAGCAAAGAAGCATGGATTCGTCCATCACATTCCGCTGGTGTTCATCAAGAACTTTTCTGCGCAGGTGTTGAAGGCAAATATGCGAATCGTGGGCGCAACGGAATATGCACTTGTTTTGTACCGGGATAAACTGCCGAAATTCAACAATGGCGGTGAAATGATTTTTAACTGGTTTCCATGGCAGAAGGATATTCGCAATTATCCAAAAATCCACCCAACGCAGAAACCGATCATCCTCTTGAAAAGGTTGATAGAAATATTTACCGACAAGGGCGATGTGGTCATTGACCCTGTGGCTGGAAGCGGTGCAACATTACGGGCGGCAATGGAACTGGAACGGAACGCATACGGGTTTGAAGTGGACAAGAAATTCGCAAAATTGGCGCAGGAAGAAATGCTGAATGTGCAAGCGATTGATGGTGCTGGTTTGTTTGGGTGAGGTAAATGCAACAATTAAGCAGGGCAAAACGTAGGGAAATACAAAACTACAACAAAGAAAAGTTTGAAACGTGGTTGGGACAATACGCAGTAGAAAACTACAATGCCGGGGTGCGTGAAGCATACATGGCACTGTTATTGGAACTGCATGACAAGTTTGGATTCGGCAATGAACGGATTCAAAGGTTGCTGAAAGCAAGCGAACCTTGGATGCAGGGGTTGATTGCCGGGAAAGAGATTGATGCTGAAGGAATCAAGCAGACCCTCATCCATGAAGGCGTGACCTGCATCAAAGATACTGACTTATAGGAGGGTACACAAGAATGGCATATAAATATCCATACATTGCAAACAAAAGGATGTATGCGGCTGTTATGGGGGCATGTAGTTGGATTCGTGAAAGTGGATATTTTAACAAAGCTGTTAGCTATTATGCAGAAAAGTATGGTGTCGATGCTGACGAACTTGCAGGGCATATCAGGGCAAGACAAAGTGCAGGGCAAAAAGGTAAAAAAAGAGGTACATACAAATATTTTGTGGTTTTGACATGGGAATCCTGTGATGCGGATGGTGAAGCACATCTTGCTGACATCCAAGTAAAAAAGGCATTGAACAAATCCAATGCAAAACAAAGTTGGTTAGATTTTCAAAGGAGAAATGATTATGGCGGAAGTTATGCAATTTATCGATTTGATGAGGTTCTAAACGAATTTGCAACAAAAAAAGAAGCAGATACAAAATGTGAGATGCTTATGAAATTACTTAAAAAGCATTTTGGCGGTGTGAATGTATTCCAAACAGAGTTTGAACAAATAGCGTTTTAAGGAGGAAAAACAATGAATTTAGTAGCTTTACACAAAGTTGATGGATTTGACACATGGGGAGCTGAAAAAGGCAAAAGGATTGTTTTTAATTTTGATTATGTAAAAAAATTTTATGAAACTCATGAAGGTTCTTTTGAACGTGGTGGAATGGTAACACACGTTATAGATGACCGTGGAAATGATACATGGGTCGTGGAAAGTCAAAGTGAAATCGAAGAAATGCTGATGCACAAGGAGGAAAAAAACAATGAATAAGTGGGTTGGACTTGGACGGCTGACAAAAGACCCGGAAGTAAGATATGTCACCAGTGGCAAAGTAGTAACATCTTTCACACTTGCAGTGGACAGACCTTTTTTGAATCAGGAAGGCAAACGTGAAGCTGATTTCATTCCTGTTGTTGTATGGGGCAAGGCGGCAGAATTATGCGGAAATAGTCTGGCAAAGGGACACCGTATCCTGGTGGAAGGCCGCCTGCAGATTCGTTCCTATGACGGAAAAGACGGCAATCGCCACTGGGTGACGGAAGTGATCGCCAACAACGTGGAATTTGTCGAGCGCAAAGCCGACAGTGCCAACCGCCATATTGCGCCTGCGGGCGACATGGGCGCGGCTCCCCGTGCCGGCGCGGCCAAGTCCGACATGAGCGGTCTGGGCACGAGCGTCCCCTTTGACGAAGATGTTCCGTTTTAAAAAAAGGAGTTAAAAAATGGGTAGAGATGGCAGAATGGGAAACGACGAGGAATGGACGCGCCTTGCGCTGGCGGTACTGAAACAAGCAGAAGCAGACTATAAAATTAGCACAATCCGCCTGCGACAATCGAATCGCTATACAGCAGACAACATCGCAAAACTGCACCAAGAATTTGCGACGCCAATGATGGGACTTCTTTGCCCTAGGGGGATTGAAGACACGCTTGCATTATGGGATAAAAAATACGGTGGCGCGCCGATTGATCCGATTGCTCCGAAAAAAGCAAATACCACCAGGCCACCACATTCGCGATTAGCTGAGTATCGGAAGCGCAGGGGAATGTCAAGGTCACAGCTTGCGAAGGAAATCGGATGTTCCGAGTCAAGCGTGCGAATCATGGAGACATGCGAGAGAGCATTTTCCTGGAAATTCGCTGTTGCCGCAAGCCGCTTTTTCGGAGCCACGACGAAGGAGATGTTCGGCGGCGATGAATCAGCGGTAAAAACAAAGTAATGCAAGATTATTATTGCTAGAGCGGAAAGAAATCAATAAAAGATATAAAAAAATACGCTTTAGGGGTTGCAAGAACGCTTAAAGTGTGGTATCATATGCGCATAAGGAGGTGAGATATATGCCGATGTCTTTGAAGGCAGCTCGTATCAACAAGGGCTTAACGCAACGGGAAGCCGCACTGCTCATAGGTGTCAGTGTTGCTACCATGGCTAACTACGAGAAGGGTGCGTCTTTTCCAGATGTGCCAACTATCATGAAGATTGAAGAGGTCTATGGGTTGCCATATTCCGAAATTAATTTTTTCCCCCAAAAAAAGGTAAATCAAATCGGTTTCACAACAAGGAGAAGAGAAGCATGAATGAGATTTTGAACATCAACAATGTCCATGGATATCTGAACAGAGTAAGGTGGAAACAGGTAAAAGCGGCAAAGAAGATTATCGGCAAGTCTTTTTTCCGCTGGTACGAAGAGACAGACAAAGCATTGCCATATGCGCTTACAGGCAACAAGCTGGATCGTCGCCTATTCCTTGCAGCCATCAAAGCCAGGCGGGAAGACCAACGCGCGTACTGGGAAGAGGTGTGGAAAGTGATGGAAAATGGAGGGATCTTATGAAAAGCATTATTACACTGGCAATCATTGCAATGCTGGCTATGGCGGTTTGTCCAGCGAGGACGACAACCGTCCACGTCGTCCGGTACATCCCAGCAGGCGGCACCGTATGGGGTGCGGTTGAATCAGCAATGGCAGAAACCGGCGACACTCGGCCTGTCGACGAGGTAATGTATTACACCCGGCAACTTAATCCTAATATCAATGCAGGATTTGTCCAGCCGGGGACACGGATTATCGTGCCATGTCAGACAGAAAGATGACCGATAAGGAGGAATGGATTATGACGAACTATGAATCGATAAAAGCCATGGGCGTGAATGAACTGGCTGGATTCTTGGCCAGCATCACGACATGTTTTGATTGTCCAGCTAGGAACTGTGGTGGTCACGAAGTATGTACAGAGGCTCTGCTGGAATGGCTGAATGCCGAATCGGACGACGATACCGTAGTGGAACACCTTGAAGAAGGGCAAACGATTAATATCAGCCATGCGAATGTTGTGATTTTTGATTGAGCCACAGGAAAGTGAGGATAAGGAATGATTAAGGAATTTGAACAGAACAAGGCTTATGCGGAGAAGTTATCAATACTTATGGCTAATCATCCCGATATGAGAGTCATAGCGTGGATAGATACAGATGGAATAAGTGATGATTATGCTTACTTAGCAGGTAATATCTACGAACCACATATAGAAACGCTGATAATCGGCAAGGATGATAATATGTACTACGAAAAAGAGGATAGTCCGTATGATGATTGTTGCCACTACTACGGATGGAAAGAAGTTGATAATTGGTCGGACGAGGAGATTGAAGAAAAAGCAAAAGCCATTCCGTGGGAGGATGTGATAGCGGTCAGAGTTGGTGTGAATTGAGCCACAGGAAAGGGAGGGGAATGAAATGGAAAATCGTACTACTGACATGATTCATCATCCGGATCATTACACCTGGAAGGGGACTGAGTGCAAGAAAGTAATTGAAATCATGACACAAGGCCTTTCTGGAGCGGAAGCCTACTACATGGGGAACATCATCAAATATTTGTACCGCTATCCGATGAAGGGAACACTCAAAAGTGACCTGATGAAAGCAGAGGAGTACACGAAGTTCCTTCGTGAGCTGTTTACGAGGTGAAGCATGATGAAACCATTTAAACTGTGCTACGTCCGGCACAACATTCTTTACTTCACTGATAACTTTGAAAAACAATGGGGGGACGACTGGGACGATGCGCCGTATGAACACAACGCCGGCGAGCCTTATGAGTGGGAGGATGATTGGACGCCAGAGCAAAACAGGAAACATGGCCATGCACACATCCGCTATATCGCTTATGTGAACGGCTATGGCATTTGCGAACCGAAACGTAACAGGCCATATTCCGTCGAAGCTATCAACAAGAGCGCCGCTGCATGGCTGTACCATGAAACTGCTGGCGGACTATATGCAGGCGCCACGCTGGAAGAAGCCGGGAAATGGCTGACCGTGGCAGGTGCACTGTGGGGAGAATTGACTATTGCGGGGGTTCCGGAATATTAACCGCGCATCAGCGTGAGAAGTGCACATCACTTTGAGGATATTGGGAGGATATTGGAATGAAAATATACTATGTGTCACATCCCTACGGGGGTAAGCAGAAAAACGAGGCCAAGGCGGACGAGATAGTGCGGGCTCTGCAAACCGAGTATCCGGATATTTGTTTCGTCAGCCCGGTGCACGCGATCCGGTGTCCGTATAGCAAAACAGACTACATCCAGGGGCTGGATTATTGCCTGGAGCTGCTCCGGCGCTGCGACGGCATCGTGATGTGTGGAAACTGGCAGGGAAGCATTGGATGCGTATCTGAGTATATTTTGGCGCGTGAAATCTGCAAAGATGTCAAGACTGCCGATAAGATGCTGGTCGGCACTGAATGGGACGAGGCATTGGCCTACGCACGAGGGGAGGAGTTTGCATGAAGATTGAGTATCAGATTGTATTTTTTCTGGGGATGATGTCAGGCGGATTTATAGCCTCAATCTTCCTGATCTTATTCATGATTAACCGTGAGAGGTAAGGTGGTTAAAACAACCACATACTGCGAAGTAGTTGCGAGGTGGCAGAATGAGAAAAACATTACGGCTGCTGGATTGGATTGTAAGCGATAATGAATGGATGGAACTGCGTGAAGCGATCCGGCAGGAAATAACGGCAAGGGGTGGACGGACACGATGAGGACATATAATGTGCATGTGGATTTTATCAGTAAGGAGGGTGCGGTGTTGTATAGCCGCACCTACCCTATTATTGCGGAATCGGCATTAATGGCTGAAACATGGGTGGCAAATATCCTGTCTGTCATGGAATTTCAGAATTTTAAATTTGTGGAAACGAGGGAAGCAAATGAACATTGACCTTTTGTTGACCATTGGAATGTTGGTGGGATTTTGGAGTTTTGTTATTTTTGCATATCGGTGGTGGTTTTGATGGAAATTGTGATATATGGCGAACCTGTCCCCCAAGGCAGACCGAAGTTTGCATCTTATGGTGGTCATGTTCATGCGTATGATCCGCAGAAGTCAAAGAACTATAAACAACTTGTCAGATTTTGGGTGACGCAATACCTGAAAAAATTAGATGGCTTTGAACCTTACGAAAATGCCCTGTGCGTTGATTTAACCTTTTACTTGGGTATTCCTACCAGTTGGTCAAAACAAAAGCGTATACAGGCATCACAGGGCGTAATTCGACCCATTGTCAGGAATGGAGATATCGACAATATGGTGAAAGCAATTTTGGATGCAAATAATGGTCTATTGTGGGTTGATGATTGCATCATCACTGACCTGTCTGCAAGGAAACGATACACAGGGGAGTTGGCAAGGGTGGTCATCAAAATAACCGAGGTGAAAGAATGCTGAATAAAGACGAAATCAACAATCGTGCAAGTGGGAAGTTAGGAAAGGCATTGAAATGAAAATCACCGCAAAAGCACAACATTACCTGCGATCAGCATGGTACTATGACAAAAAATCCAATTTCCTCAATGACAAGATTGCCGTCCTGCGTTCTAAAGCCGAAAAAATAACCACATCATACCAAGACAACCCAACCTTCGGTGGATTTGAAGACCACAGGCAGAAAGTCATCGCAGAAATGGTCGATTTGGAACGAGAATATGAAAAGGCACGGACACTGTGCCGGAACAAACGAAAAGAAGTTGAATTCGTAATCAACCTTTTGGAAAACCATCAAGAAAAAATCGTGCTTGAAATGAGATACCTGCACTATGACAATTGGCTTGATATAGCAATGAACCTAAATTACAGTGTGCAGATGATTTACAAGATTCACGGCAGAGCATTGATAAACCTGCTGAAAATCAACAAGCAAGCTGAACAAACAAGTGGAAAATCGTTTTTCTAAAAAGAGTAGAGGAAATTATAGTTCCATATGTGTTATAATGCTATTGTGGAATGGTGCGGAAAACAAAACCGCACCTTTTTTGTTGCAACGAATGGGAAACATCCTCACACATTCATGCCATTCTTGGTGTTAGTCTTCATGAACGCAACAAATCCACAGTGTGTCCTCCTATTTGGTGGTGTCCTCCCCCGGATGCCACCATTTTAGGGGGTTTTTAATTTAATACATCATTTTGAGTTTGGGAGGACATACAAAATGAACATTGTTGAAAAACGGGTCAGGGATTTGAAACCCTATGAAAAGAACCCACGCAAAAACGATGATGCTGTGCAGTATGTTGCCAACAGCATCAAGGAATTTGGTTTTCGTGTCCCGATCGTGATTGACAGTAACAACACGATTGTTTGCGGACACACAAGATGGAAAGCATCAAAATTGCTGAAGATGGAAACTGTGCCGTGTGTTATTGCAGACGACCTGACCGAGGAACAGATCAAAGCGTTTCGGGTCGCAGATAACAAGACAAGTGAAAAATCAGGGTGGGATTTTGCTTTACTGGACACGGAACTGGCTGAAATTGAAACCATCGATATGACACTGTTGGGGTTTGATGAAGAAAAAAACAGTGAGCCGATAGATTTGGACGATGAAGAACCAAAAACAGACAGGGCAACAAAAATTGTGCACTGTCCGAAATGCGGGTTTGCATATGAGGTGCAGGAATGAAAATCTGTGCCTATGTGCTTTCTAAATTTGCCAAACAGACATACAAAAAAGAATCCTATGATATCCGCATCAATGCCGGGATGCAAGTGGTCATCGACATATTGCGCAGAAATGGATACGAAGTGGAATTCGCAGGAAGTGCGACAGTGCATGAGTATGATGTGGTGTTGTGGCAATGCACCTCTGATTGTGATTGGTGGGAGTTTCTTGCAGAAAGGGTGCATTGGCGAAAAGGCAACTATAAAGTGGTTGTCGGTGGTGCAGGTGTGCTTAATGTAAGACCGTTCCTTCCTTATGTTGATTACTTTGTCCTTGGTAGAGCCGAAGGTGAAATCGAAAGACTTATCAAAGGATTGGACGAATGTGGTGAATATGAAAGCAAACACATCGTCAACAGTAAGACATTCTCCGTAGATAAAAAGTATTATCTCAACCAAGTAGAATGCACATATCCTCACGAAATCAAGTTGGAAAACGGGAAAATATATAAAGAGGGACAAATCGGCTGCAATCACAAATGCTTTTTTTGCGGGTATTCGTGGCAACGGAAGCACACTGGTCAACCATTTCGCTATGGTGACCTATGGACGAAAAACAAGGATGTGGAACTTGCCATCCTTGATTTGAATGACGGAATTGAGGTTGATTGGACGAAGCTGCGAACAACCGCAATTGATGGACTGTCCCAAAGGATTCGGTTTTTGATAAACAAGAAAATCACCCGGCAGATGATTCAGCAGGTGATTCACAACATTGGAACGGCAAAACCGCATCAAGTGAAATTCTACAATATTGTCGGCTATCCAACCGAAACGGAAGATGATTGGTTTGAATTCCTTGATGACGTTGTCCAAGCAGACAAAGAGTTGCCGAAGTTAGAGAAACAAGGTTGCATCCTGCTACACAGTACACCATTTAGGGCAATGCCACTCACACCATTGTGTTGTGCAGAAATGTCCTACAAGAATTATCGTGGAAGGATTGCAAGAGTGCTTGGACAGGAAAAATACAAAGGGAACATATTTTACAAAGGCAATTCGTTCTTTGCGGTTGAAAGTATGGGAACAGACTCTTTGTCAAGTGTAATCAGATCTGCGATTGTGTGGAGAGGTACGGAAAAAGACACAGACAACATCGTCAGGATTGCGTGCAGTAAGAAGTTTGAAAATGCATCCGCAACAGTTAAGCAACTGACATTGGAAAAATATTTTGATGTGCCTAACTTGTTTCGCAGGTACACACTTGAAGACCTGCCAACACGATATCTTAACACCTATGCAGATGTGTACAAGGTGTGGGAGATGAAATATGCCAATGGATATTGAAACATTCGGATGCCACCATTTTAGGGGGTTTTAATTTTATAAAGAACCTACGGATAGCGATTGCAACGTGACAAGCAAGCCGCCTTACTTGTTTCCGTAGGTTTTTTTATTTATAAGGCTAATTTTACGAAAGGCGGTAAAAACTATGAACGATTTAACAGTTATCCAAAACAATTTACCTGACAACATTGCGGATTTATCCAAGTTTGTTTTGATAGGTCGAGACAAACTGCAAGCGGTAAGGGCAGAAATATCTGCTATCAAAAAATTAGGGCTTGCAAAAGAAGTTTATGAGCAAAAGAAAAGTGAAGCGCAGGAAATAGCCGAAACAGTTACCCTTGCAGAAATGCGAACGGGGGAATTGTTAAAGGCGATACCGAAAACAAGCGGTGGAGATAGAAAAAGCGAAGTTTTTAAAAATAGCATTGATTCTAATTCTGAAAAGAAAATCAAAAACGACACTGATGTCGATTTTGATTTAAAGCCGATTAAGCAGGAAGAAAAACCGCAACCAAAGATTGAACCTGTAAAAGAGGAATCCAAAAAGGTTGAACCTGTAAAAACAAAAACAGAAATTATAAAAGATTTAGGATTTACGCCAAAACAGGCAGAACGTATGCAAACACTGGCAGAAAATCCCGAAATCGTAAAACAGGCAATAAAAGAAGCACGGGCCAATGATGATATTGTCAGCCGTGCTTTTGTTTTGGGAAAAATCAAGCAGGAAAAGCGTAAAGAAAGCATACAGAAACAGGTTGAAACTATTGAAAAGGGTATTGAAGCGCCGACAGGCAAGTTTGATGTTATTGCTATCGACCCGCCGTGGAACTATGGAACACAATTCAATGCAAGCGGTAGGCGAGTTGCGAATCCGTACCCCGAAATGACGCAGGAAGAACTGAAAAAACTTGAACTTCCTGCAAACGAAAACTGCGTTCTGTTTTTGTGGACTACTCATAAATTTATATGGGACGCTAAAGAATTGCTTGATACATGGGGTTTTGAATACCGCTCAATGTTTGTATGGGATAAACAGAAAATCGGTATGGGAAATCTTGTGCGTATGCAATGCGAGTTTTGCTTGATGGGCATAAAAGGGAATCCCGTTTTTAGGGACGCACACAATATCCGAGATATTTTCAGAGAACCAAGACGGGAACACAGCAGGAAGCCTGAAGCATTTTATGATATGGTAAACAGCTTGTGCGTTGGTAGAAAGTTAGATTATTTCAGCCGTGAACATAGGGACGGGTGGTGTAGCTATGGGAACGATACTGAAAAATTCTGAATGGGAAAGCAGAACCGAGGTTAAAAAAGGGAATGTGGGTGAATCCTGCGTGAAAAAATTCCTTGAAGAAAAAGGGTTTGTGTGCTACCAACCAACAACAGAAAATGCCCATGCTTTTGATATGCTTGCCATAAAAAACAAGCAAACTGCAATAATTGCAGAGGTAAAAACAAAGGAACTTATGCTGAAATGGAAAGCAACAGGTTTTCCACAGCGGAATTTTCTTGAATACAAAAGATTTTATGAAAAGTATGGAATAAAAATATTTATTTTCTTTGTCGACCACGTTCAAGGTACAATATATGGAAATTGGTTGATGGAATGCCTTGAAAAACCTTTTGAAGCGGAAGGGAAAACATTTCCTTGCGTACAAGAAACATGGAATCCGCCAACAAGGTTATATCATTTCAATTCCATGAAAATAATTGCACGACTTACGGAAGAACAAAAGCAAAAACTAAAACTTTTCACACAAAGAAAATATGCGGATAGGAAAGATTGAATCATGGTAACGGAAAAGTCGCTGAAGAATCTTGAAAAAGGGAAAAAGACAAGATTCCGCACAGGTGAAGCACAGGTGAAAATTGCAAAAAAAGGTGCTGAAGTCAGTAACAAGGTACAAGCCGAAAAGAAAACCATGCGTCAACTTGCTGAAATCTGCCTGAATGCCAAGCTAACGAAGCCGGAAATCGAAGCCAAGCTGAAAGAAGCAGGACTTCCTGCAACGTATGGCGGTCAGATGCTTTTCAATGCGGTGCAGATGGCAGGACGGAACTCCAATATGTTGCGTGTTGTATTGGAGTTGATTGGTGAGGTCAAACAGCAACAGACCAACGTAACAGTGACCAACAACGTGAATCCGTATGCGAATTTGACAGAAGATGAACTGCGGAAGTTGGCGAAGGGCGAGTGATTTTTGGATTTTGTTTGTTGGTTTTATGAAAACAAAACGCATTTTCTTCCAAAAATTTCGGCTTTATACAATTTTGTTGCGTATTTTTATTCAAAGGTGGTCGAATGGACAGGAAAATAATTGCACTGGGTGCGAAATGCGAATTGGCAAGACGGCATTTCTATGATTACTGCCAAATAAAAGCACCTGATTTTTACAACAACGAATACACCAAAAAGCTATGTGATACGTTACAGAATTTTATTGAGAGCGATAATGATATTCTGATTATCAATATGCCGCCCCGTGCAGGAAAATCACGCACGATAGGCAATCTCATTGAGTGGATATTCGGCAGAGATAAAACAATAAAGGTAATGACAGGTTCATACAATGAAACACTGTCAACGGCTTTCAGTAAATCTGTACGGGATAGCATACAAAAGGTAAAAGCCGACCCGTATATCCCCGTATATTCCGATGTATTCCCGAACGTGAGCATACAAAAAGGCGATTCGGCTATGAATTTGTGGTCGCTGAATGGAGGCTACCAAAACTATTTGGCAACAAGCCCCGGTGGTACTGCTACAGGCTTTGGCTGTCAAATAATGGTACTGGACGATATTCTCAAAAACGCTATGGAAGCGTACAACGAGAATATCAAACAGGCACACTGGGAATGGTTCACAGGAACGATGCTGTCACGTTTGGAAGAAGGCGGCAAGGTCATCATCGTAATGACAAGATGGGCAACAAATGACTTGACAGGGAGAGCGTTAAAGCACTTCGGTGAGTTAGGTTTAAAGATTGTCCATGTTGTAATGAAAGCCAAGAACGATGATGGCAGTATGCTTTGCGATGATATTCTTTCGGAAAAATCGTATGAGATAAAGCGAAAAACAATGCCGAGGGATATTTTTGAAGCAAACTACCAACAAACGCCTGTTGATATTAAAGGCAGATTGTACACCAAGATAAAAACATACGAGGATATTCCGAGAGATGGCGGCGGCAAACCGCTATTCAAACGGATATGCAACTACACAGATACCGCTGATGAAGGGAGTGATTATCTGTGTAGTATTGTTTATGGGGAATACAATCACGAAGCCTATATTTTGGATTTACTCTATACCAAAGAGCCGATGGAAGTAACCGAGCCTGCAACGGCAAAACTGCTTTACGATAACGAGGTGAATGTTGCTGATATTGAATCCAACAATGGCGGCAAAGGTTTTGCACGAAGCGTAAAGCGGATTCTGAATGAGGAATACAAGTCCAACAAATGCTCTGTTAGGTGGTTTCATCAATCTGCCAACAAGGTTGCGAGGATATTATCCAATTCAACGTGGGTTATGGAACACGTTTATTTCCCTGTGAACTGGCAGGAAAGATGGGCGGATTTTGCGGAACACATTTTGAATTATCAGCGTGAGGGTAAAAATGCCCATGACGATGCGGAAGATGCTCTGACAGGCATTGCCGAGAAAATAACGGAACATAAATGCATGAAGTTTAATGCCGCAAACTTGAGGATGTAGCAATGAGCAAGAAGAAAAAGAAGATTGCAGTAAATCAAAACTTAATACACGATAACAGCCTTTATCTTGATGTTGATAAATACAGGTTACCGCAGACTTTAGGGAACGCCCCAAAGATGGCAAGGCAGGCTAATGATAAGGCGTTTGAAGCTATCCGCCCGCAATTAGATACACTAATTGAAGATGGTTCGTTGTGCCATAGTTTAAAATCGTTGGGAGTGCTTGCTGGAACAGATACTACATTTATCGGGTACAGTGTATTAGCTAATCTTTCACAGAATGGGCTGATACGTGCAGGCGTGGAGATGCGAGCCGATGAGATGGTCAGAAAATGGGGCGAACTCACACGCAAGGGAGAAGATACGGAAGATGATGATAAAATCACGGAGTTAACCGCAGAACTTGAACGATACAAAATCCGTGATTTATTCCGTTCTGCTTCCTGCTTATGCGGCTATATGGGCGGCTGTTTGCTGTTTATTGATGATGGTAGCGACCCGAAAGAATGGGTAAATCCGTTAATACTTGACCCTATCACGTTTGAGCAGGATTCGCTGAAAGGATTTAAACTGATAGAACCGTACCTTGTTACTCCCGGCTTGTATAACAGCGTAAACCCGATGGCTGATGATTATTTCAAGCCGTCTATGTGGTATATACAGGGCATTCCAGTACACGCAAGCAGGGTAATCTATTTTGCGGAAAATAAGTTAACTACATTGTTAAAACCTGCCTATAACTTTTTTGGTTTGAGCCTTGCACAAAAGGTTTTAGATGCTGTTGCGCACTATACGGAAAACCGAGAAGCCGCAGGAAGATTGTTACAGAAATACGCATTGACTGTATTGAAAACAAATATGGAAGGCGTATTGAGCGGCGGTTTCGATACCGAATTAAACAATCGTATTAAATACTTTGTACAGAACAGGTCAAATGATGGCTGTGCGGCGATTGATAAAGAAGCGGAAGATTTGGTTGTTATGTCAACATCGCTGGCTGGTGTTACAGATATGGTACGCCAAAGCATGGAATACGTGGCGGCTATGTTCAACGAGCCTGTCGTAAAAATGTGGGGGCTGTCACCTAATGGATTTTCCACGGGTGATATGGAACTACAAAACCACTACGATAATATCAAGGCTATGCAGGAAAAGATATTTGCCGACCAGTTACGCAGAGTGCTGAAAGTATTGCAGATTAACAAATATGGCGAATACGATGATAGCATTGTATTCAACTTCCTGCCGCTTTCCGAAAAAGATGAACGGGCAATCGCAGAAACAAACAAGATACAGGCTGATACGGATTCCGTACTGATTACCGCAGGAGTTATCAGCGAGGACGAAGCAAGGGAGCGCCTTATTGCTGATGCGAACAGCGGTTACAATACGTTAACTGAACGTGAGGATGATTTCCCGTCTTTGGATATTCCCGAAGAAAAAGAGGTCGTGATTGAATGAAACCGCAACGGGTAACTTTTGGGCGAATGTATCCGAATGCAGGATATACTGCAAGGTACAGGCGAGAAATAAAAAAGTTAATACGGGCGATGAATGAGGAAACACGTTCCGAGATTCTTTCACTGTACAGTGATAAGGCTAACGATGGCATGTTGCGTGATTTACAATCTGTTATGAAGAAACTGCGTGAAAAATGGAAAAAGGAATTTGAGCGCAGAGATAAGCAGATGGCTGAATGGTTGGCAGATAAAACGCAGAAACGCACGAGAAAAGATATTCAGAAGCAGTTAAAAAATATGGGGTTTGCGTTAACACCGAATTACACAGATGCGCAGAAAGCAGAGATTGCAAAATTTGTGGAAGAAAGCGTAAACCTCATAAAAACAATACCGATGAACTATCTGAATGAAGTACAGGATATTGTGCGAGATGCTGTGGAGCGTGGCGGTGACAGGGCTACAATACATGAAGCTATAAAGGATAAATTCGACCATCCGTTAGTCAATAAACGTGCAGGAGAAAGTGAAGAAGATGCGCTAAAACGTGCAGAGCGCAGAGCTGATTTGATTGCTAAAGACCAAGTACAAAAGGTTACGCAACAAATGGCTATGAGCAATGCAAAAGCGTATGGCGCAACAAAAGGGGAATGGATTCATATCCCCGGCGAGAAAACAAGCCGTATCACTCATATGGAGATGGACGGACAGATTTTTGATTTAGATAAAGGATTATACGACTCCGATGTAGGCGAATATGTATTGCCAGGGCAGTTGATTTACTGCATGTGTACGTTCCAAGCAATTTTCCCCGGCACAGAATAAAACCACGAAAGCGAAAATGCATCTAAAACAGCGTAAAACTGTCTATGATGCATTTTAACCGCTTGCGTGATAATTTGTATTAGACAAGCATTAAAAACGCAATACAAGCGATTTTACGCAGTCATTTTTATAATAACCGCTATTCATTTTTGGGTGGCGGTTTTTATATTGGCAATCTCCATAGAAAGGAGGTAATCGAGCATGAATAAACACAATATCGTTCTTGATGCAAAGCCGAGCATGAGAACGAAAGATGATAATGGATTTTTACACGTTGCGTTAACTCCAATTTCAAAGGCAACTGTAAATCCGTATTTGGGGAAAGAGATTCCGTTCAGCGATGAGCATGGATTCGACCCCGAGAAAATTTATTACGCATTACGTCCTGCTGATGAACTGGAAAAGGCGGCTAACACTTTTAACGGTCTACCGTTGCTGTTAGAACATCACGAAATCAATGCCGAGAATCCTGCTAAAGAATGGGTTGTCGGCAGTGTTGGGACAGATGCGGTTTTTGAAGCACCATATCTAAAGAATAGCATGACAGTTACGGATGCACAGGCTATCGAGTATATCGAAGATGGGCAGGCGGCTGAAATAAGCTGTTGTTACTCTTATGACCCTGATTTTACTTCGGGGGAATTTACCGAGGTAGATGGCTCAAAAGTGCATTACGACTTGATTATGCGGAATATTAAAGGCAATCACGTTGCGCTTGTTCCCGAGGGACGGGCGGGACACGATGTAAAGGTTGCTGACAGCATGGATGCTGTTAAATATAGCAATGAAAACGAAAGGAGAAAGAATAGTATGATGAATGGAATTCCTATCGACGAATTTCTTACGAAATTCATGCCGTTGGCATCTGATGAAGAAAAAGCGGCGGCAAAGGCAGAACTGGAAAAGATGGGTGAAACCAAAGATGAGGAACCCACTTTTGCAGAAGGCATGAAGTACGGCGAGAAACTGGAAAAGGAAGAGCCTAAAAAGCTGGATTCCGAACACGAAGCCGAGGGCATGGAAAAACGCCTTGACGAAGCAAAAGATGAGGAAGAAGTCAAAGATGCTTGCGGCAAAGATGAAGAACTGCCTGTCGATGAAGACAATCTTGACGAACTGATGAAAGACCCGAAATTTAAGGCGGCTTTCGATCTGGGCGTCAAGTATGGCGAAAAACGGGAAAAAGCTGACCCCGAAAAGATTGATGCCGACCATGAACGTGAGGGCATGGAAAAAGCATTGGGAGAAGATTCTATGAAGAAGATTCAGGACTCTATGATGGCAAAGATGCGTGGTATCAATGCGGCGGCTAAAAAGGTTCGTCCGCTGGTTGGCGAGATTTCTGACCCGTTTGCGTTTGATTCTGCCGAAGCGATTTACAAATTCGCATTGGAAAAGAATGGCATTGCGGTAAAGAAATATCCCGCAAGTGCATATGCTGGCATGGTTGATATTATGTGTTCCAGCCGTCCTGCGATGGCTTCTGATTCCGCTATGATTGGCGGCGAACTGGATGATTCCATGGGCAAATACATGAAAGCCCTGAATAAAATCCGTAAATGATTGAAAGGAGATTAAAACATGGCTAATTTTCAGAATAAAGTTAATCTCGTGCCTGCTGTCGGTTTGCCGGGTGCATACGCCGCAGTAAATCCGATTGTAAGCACTGCAAAAGGTTATATCGCTAAAGTAAACGTTCCCGTTGGTGGTTTCTGCTGGGAAGATACTACCGATGCAGGGCAGGTAAATCCGAGTGGCAGCGGCGCACCGCTGGGTTTCGTTGTTCGTGAGGTTGCTTACGTACTCGATACTGATGCCGATGCAATCAATTTTGTTCCTGCTGGCGGTAACGTAAGCGTACAGAAGAAAGGCGATTTCTTCGTACAGGCGGCAGTTGCCGTTACCAAAGGTCAGAAAGTATTTGCGGATACCACTACTGGTGCGGTAAAAGCTGGTGCGGCTGGCGGTACTGTTAGCGGTGCAGTTGAAACCGATTTCTATTTCGTTACTACCGCTGACGCTAACGAAATTTCCGTAATTTCCAACTGGTAAGAAAGGAGAACAGACGAATGGCTATTTCTAAATATGAACTCCGTAAAGCCATGAAAGACGCAGGCATTGTCTTTGATGGCGCAAGAGATTTTATCACCGAGGGCATGACCGCTGACGCGGCTATTACTTCTCCGAACGTAGGTGTTCCCGCTGTGTTCACCGCTTATGTTGACCCGTCCGTGGTTGATATTCTGACCGCACCGAGAAACGCTCGTCTGCTGTTTGGAGAAACTCGTAAAGGTGATTGGACTACTTCCTCCGCTATTTTCAAGGCGGCTGAAATTGTAGGCGGTACCGCTCCGTATACCGATTATGGTAATGAACCTACCGCTGATGTTAACGTGGTATATCCTGAACGTGATAACTACGTTTATCAGACCACCATCCGTTATGGTGAACGTGAAGCGGCTGTTGCAAGTCGTGCTACTATTGACCTGATTTCCGAGAAACAGCGTTCTGCCGCTGAAGTGCTGGATATTGACGCAAATAAATTCTATCTGCGTGGCGTAGCTGGTAAACGTATTTACGGCTTGCTGAACGACCCGAACCTGAACGCTGATATTTCCCCGACCACTGTTGGCACTGCGACCCAGTGGGCAGATAAAACCACCATTCAGATTTATGATGATATTATCAAACTGTTTGGGGAACTGGCTACCAATAGTGCAGGACGTATCACCATTGATAGCGACCTTGTGCTTGCCGCTCCGCCTGCTGTTATGGTTATGTTAGGTAAATCCACCGAATACGGCAAATCCGTAATTGATATTCTGAAGAACTACTTCACTAATATCAGTTTCGTTACTCTGCCGGAACTGGCTAATGCAAGTGGTAATTCTGTATTGCTGGCGGCACGTACTGTTGATGGTGCGCCCGTTGCTGAACTGGGCTATTCCGAAAAGATGCGTTCCCATCAGTTGATTCCCGAACTGTCCAGCTACAAGCAGAAATTCTCTGCTGGCACTTATGGCGCTATTGTACTGCGTCCGTATGCTATTCAGATTATGGCAGGCGTATAAGCGAGTTTTAAACAATCCCCTTGCTGATTCGGTGAGGGGATTTTCTTTTAATAGGAGGCATACCAAAAATGGCAGTAAAACGTACACGCAAGAGAAAAGAAGAAGTTAACGAAGAAGTGCTGAATACGGGCGATGTAATCAATACCGAAGAAGTGGTTGAGCCTGTAAAAAACGATACTGTAACAGTATGTGCCAACATCCCGAGGGATTGTATTTTTGAAGTGCTGAATAACAAGGGCAAAATTGAAAAAATCAGAATCCACGGCAATTCAAATAATCTGCGTGGCAAAGAAGCTGGCGTTTTGCCTGTTGGTGCATATGGTATTACGGCAAATGTTCCTGTTGAAGCATGGGAGCAAATCAAGCGGAATTTTGTGGATGACCCGAGATTTACTAAAGGCTTGATTTTTGCTACTACCGCAGGCAAGGCAAGGAAAGAAGCCATCGAACGTAAGGATTTACGCAATGGTTTTGAGCCTATCGACCCGAAAAAAGCAAAGACGGAGAAATTTGAGGAAAAGTAAATGAACGTGGTAGTTTTTGACGCCAGTGAATTCTTGGCGTTATATCCACAGTTTAATAATGTTTTCACGCCAGAACAGTTAACCCAGTTTTTCAATGTAGCCTGCCTGCTCTGTGATAATACAGAAAACAGTAAGATTTCGGATCTGGCTGAACGCAAAACCCTGCTGTATATGTTGGTATGCCATATAGCTACCTTAATGCAGAGGGGTACGGCTATGCCTGGGCTTATTACTGCCGCAACAGAGGGTAAAGTCAGCGTCAGCTTACAGGCGTATACTAATAATCCGAATTGGTATAATCAGACCCAATGCGGCAGTATGTTTTGGCTTGCTACGGCTAAATATCGTGTAGGTATGCGGTACATCGGGTATACATCATGTTAGTGATTGGGAAGATTGACTTGCGGCTCAAAGGGCTGAAAAAGTATCTGCAAAACATCAAAGATGCTAAATACGAAACGCAGGTTGGAATATTCGAAGAAGCCAGTTATAGCGATGGTACGCCCGTTGCGTATGTTGGTTATCTGAATGAGTATGGCGATCACAATCCACCCCGCCCGTTCCTGAAGCGTACAGCCGATGAAAATCGGGATAGATGGTGCAAGATGTTCCAAGGCATCCTGAGTTCGCAAGGCATCAAGGAAAGCAGTATACGAGCGGCACACGATATGGTAGGGCAGACCGCATCGAAAGATGTCGTGAAAACTATTAAAGCGTGGTCGCCGGATGACCCAAGACCTAACAAGCCCGCAACGATAGCGGCAAAGGCAAGGAAATCTGCTGGTGCAAAGGGTAAGAATCAGCAAGGAAACGACCCAACAAGGGTACTGCATGATACTGGCGTTATGATTAATTCGATTACGTACAAGGTGGAACATAAATGATTGGCGTTAACTTACATCATGTTGTGAGAGGGGCTATAACTGCAATTCACCCCGATGAAAACTGCATATTGTATCAGAGTTTAGGGCAGAAAAATGTAAAAGGAAAAGTTACTCCTGTATACGCAGAGCCTAAAACAATTAATGCCAATTTCCAGCCGTTGGACAGTGATACGCTGAAACATCTTGAAGCTATGAACGATACACAGACCAGTGAGCAGGTGTTCCTGTATTCTGATACTTCGTTGCCAGCAAGTGGTGAAAGGCGGTTACCTATTACACGCAACGGAGATGTTATCCAGCGTAACGATGGGACGTACTGGCTTGTTACCGCTGTGCTTGAGGATTGGAGCTGGGACGGCTGGTGCAATGTGGGTGTTCACATGATAGTAACACCGCCTGATTTTTCGGCAAGTGAATGGAGTGGTTCGAATGTATGAAGCGGTAAACGATTTTATTCTGAAATACACGGATGTGGTACAGGATAACCTTTATCGTGGGTATCAGAACCGCTCCACATTGCCACAAATAAACGATTGGACGATGTATTACGACCAATCGATTAACCGCATCGGGACTAATGTTGAAAGGTATTCTGATAAGGAAGTAACACTATATACGTTGCGGGAATATGTAATCAACATTGATTTTTGCGGTGACGATAGAGAAACGCTTGCGAAAAGGGCAACCACACTTGCTATTGTGGGGCGGTCATTCGTAGGCTATAACTTTTTCAACGAGTATAAAATTACTCTTGATTATGCGGAGGACGTACAATATCTGCCTTTCGTTGATGAGGAACAGCAGTATATACACCGATACCGCATTGTGTTGCATCTTTCACGATGGGATAGCGTAGTATTGCCGCAGGAAACGGCAAATACGGTATCTGCATATATTGAGAATGTAGACGTACATCACGAACCATGAAAGGAGTGATTAGATTGGCAATTCCTGCCGATTATATCGTAAGCGTAAATCCCCGAGTGATTTACGGCGGTAGCGGACAATTAGTGATGAGCGGTTTATTACTGACCGACAATCCTTTATGTACGTTTCCGCAGTTATTAAGTTTTCCGTCTGCTGACGCAGTTGGAAGCTATTTCGGTGTAGATTCCAAAGAATATGCACTGGCAACAAATTATTTTTTAGGCTATGACAATTCGTTCCGTAAGCCTGAAAAACTGTATTTTGCCCGTAGGGGTTCTATCGCTATGGGTGCAAGCATTATTGGTGCTGAAATTTCTGCAACTTATGGAGATTTTCAGAGCATTGCTGATGGCTCGTTTAAAATTAGTTTAAACGGAACGGAACAGACGTATACTGGGCTGGATTTTACTAAGATTGAATCGTTGAGCGATGTCGCACAGGCAATTCAGAACGCTATCATTGTTAACGTGCCGAACAGTACTGTTGTATATTCCAGTGTTACTAAAGGCTTCGTTATTACCAACGGAAGCACTGGTGCGACCAGTACTATTTCCTATGTTACCGCAGGAAAAGAAGGCACAGATATTTCCGCTATGCTGGGAATGACCGAAAATTCGGGTGCAGTAATCAGTACTGGTAGCGATAGCATGACCCCTGTACAGGCAATGACTAATGTTATCGAAAATACGAAAAACTGGGTGTCGTTTACGTGTGTGGATGGCATGACTTCTGACGAAATCATGGGTTTTGCACAGTGGACGAGTTCGCAGGGCGTATCTTTCCTGTTTAGTGCATACGTTTCTGAATCTGCGGCAACCGCACAGAGCGTTAGAAATGCTATCGAAACCGCACAGTATAGCGGTACATCTGTTGTATATGGTACTGCGGAATATGCAGTATTTATTATGGCAGAAGCGGCTTCTATCGATTGGAACCGCAGACAGGGTGTCATCAATTTCGCTTTCAAATCGCAGAGCGGGTTGGCGGCTATGGTTACCGATGGAACGGAAGCAAGCAACCTTGAAGCGGCTGGCGTGAATTATTACGGACGCTGGGCAACACGGAATCCCGAATTTGTATTCCTGTACAACGGCACAGTAAGTGGAAAATATAAATGGCTTGACGCTTACGTTAACGCTATTTGGTTACGTTCTGCTGTGCAGATTTCCTGCATGGATGGTCTGACGATGGCAGGACGAGTTCCGTATAACGAAATGGGATATACGCAGATTTCCGCTTGGTTACAAGACCCCATCAATACCGCTGTTATGAATGGTGTTATCGATGCAGGAATCGTATTGAGCGAGAAACAGAAATCCGAACTGTATATTGAAGCAGGAGAAGATATTACCGAAGCACTGTTCACAGAGGGATACTTCTATAAAGTGGAAGACCCCGGTGCTGTGGTTCGTGCCGAACGTGGTACTCCTATCATCAATCTGTGGTATACCTATGGCGGTAGCGTGAACAAGTTGAACATTCCGCTGACCGCTTTCATGTAAGAGGGGGTGAAACAGTATGAATAATATTACATCTGCAAACGCAACCGCTTACATGGTTGTCAAGGATTTATACCCTACTGGTTTCGCACTGAACAACTTCAGCACTGACCAAGCGGTTGACCAGTCTGAAGATACCATTGCTGAAACCCGAATGGGTGTTGATGGTTACATGGCGGCAGGTTATGTTCCGTCCATCAAAGCCGTAACGATTAAGTTTGAGGCGGCTTCTCCCAGTGTGCAGTATTTAAACAATCTGTACTTGGCAAGTCAGAAGAATCGTAGGACTTACGAAGTCACGTTGGTAGTGAAAGTTCCTTCTGTGAACAAAACGTATACTTACAGTGGCGGTGTGCTGAAAACTGGTAAACTGTTGCCGGGATTGAAGAAAGTTCTTGACCCAGTAAGTTATGGTTTTGATTTTGAAAAAGTAAGCGTTAGGTAACCAGTAAGAGTGTTTAAAAGCGGTGCGTATATGTTTATATATGTACCGCTTTCTAAATGCATTGTGGGCGCTTTTGTGTATTTTAGGAGGGCGCATGTTAAAAGAAAAAATTGTAACGATAAACGATAAAGGCAACATGCTGAAATTTAAAGTAAAGCAGTTACCTGCAACGGAGCAGGAAAAGTTAATCATCAAGATTTTATTACTGGTAGCAAATAAAGATGTTGCAGAATTAGATGTTGATAAACTTCGTGAGAATCCGCAGATGGCTATTAATGCGAAAGTGATAATGTCAGCCATCGAAAAGTTGGATTATGAAAAGTTAGAGCCGATTTCAAATACTCTGTTATCCTGCTGTTATCGTATCGTTGGCAACATGGAAGAACAGTGTACTCCCGAAACTGTTAACGGATATATCGAAAGCTTTTGGACATTGTTGGCACTGAAGAAAGCGGCATTGGAAATCAGTTTCGATTTTTTCGAGGAAGACGGGAACTCCCAATCTACCACTTCAAAGGCGAAGATAGAAATTGGGAAAAATTCCCGAATGTAAGTGCATTGTTTGCTGTTCTGATAACAAAGAAGTATGCAACATTGTACGAACTGCAAACAGTATACAGTTATGAAGATGCGTTGGATATGTATGAGATAGCTTATATCAACAGCATCAACGAGGATAAGGCAAATGAACGTAGTAGATAAACTGGTTATAGCGTTGGGTCTTGATACCAGCGGTGTGGATAAAGGCGTTGAACAAACAAAAAGCAAGCTGTTGACGGGATTCAGCGGAATCGTTGGAAAGATTTTTGCTCCGCTGATGGCGGGGTTTTCTTTTGCCAAGATTTTTGATTCTATCAACGGCGAGCTGAAACAATTGAATACTTTGTCAAAGGTGACGCACACCAACATTGAAGACCTTACTGCATGGAGCAGAGCGGTTGAAAGCAGTGGCGGAAACATGGAGGGGTTTACCCAAACGCTGAACACGTTGAACGACAGCTTGACAAGAATATCCGTAACTGGTAGCGGACGAATGAAACCGTTCTTTGAAGCCATGGGGCTAGATGCTACGGAACTTGCGAAGAAGCCAGTATTGGAATCCATGCAATCAATCAGCAAAGCTATTGAGGGTATGGATAAAACGGAATCTGCCAATATCCTGCGCACAATGGGGTTCGATAGCGGGTCTATTAAGCTTTTACAGAGTGGCGAAAAGGGCATGAAGGAATTGATTGCCCGACAACGTGAACTTGGCGTGTATACCGCAAAAGATGCAAAAGCTGTTGCGGCTTTGAAACGTGGAATCAAGGATATTACGTCTGCAATAAAAACGCTGTTCATTCCAATAGTTATGCAGATAATGAATACGGCATCAGAGGTGATTAAATATCTCACGAATGGTGTTATGTTTCTGCGTAAGAACATGGATGTACTGCGTGGTGCGGTATTGTTACTGGCGGCTGTGTTCAGTAAGCAATTACTGAAAGCTATCATTGATTTGGGAAGAGCATTGCTTGTGAATCCGTTTGGGTTGTTCATTATCGGTTTAAGTGCGATTCTGTTACTTCTTGAAGATTTGTGGGTGTACGCAAAAGGCGGAAAAACTGCGTTTGGTAATATATGGAAAAACTTTGGTACTCCCGAAGAAGTGATGCAAGGATTCAAGCGTGTAGGAACAGCGATAACCAATCTGATGAAATTTGTGGGGAATCTGTTTTCGGGTAAAGGTCTTGGAAAAACAACAAAGTTCCTTCTGATTTTGGTAGGTGGTATAGCGGCGCTTATCGTTGCGATAGGATGGATTCCGGTTGCGATTGCGGCGGCTATTGGATTGCTCGTTGTATACTGGGATAAAATCGAAGCGACGTTCAATTCTGTTGTTAAGTGGTTCAAACAAACTGGTAAAAGTATTTCCGATTTCTTCGATAGTATTGGAAGTGCAATCAGTGGTGCGATGACTAATGCGGCTGATACTGCAAAGCGTGCGTGGAGTAGTTTCATCACATGGCTTGAGGAAAAATGGAACTGGATTCAAAGTTTGTTGCCAAGCTTGTCAAGTATAGCAAGCAAGTTGCCAAGCATAGGGAACGCTATGAGCGTTGCTTCGAGCGGTAACGGAGGAAACAACAGCGGTTATACTGTATATGACCAAAAGAAAGTTGATTTACATTTATACACTGCGGAATCTGCAAAAGCAGGAGTCAAACAAGCGGGACTTACTCCTTACGTTGATTCGGGGGTGAAATAAGTGATAAGCTTTGAAGATTTAAAAGGCCCTCCCATTATGCCGATGCAATCAAATCTGTATATGATTGCTGACGAGAGTGGAAGTCCTATTATCGGCTTTAAATCGTTGTTGAAAGCGGATTATAACTCAAATGGAACTGTGGTATCAGAAGCAATCGAACAGAACAGTTACGCTACTTACAATAAGACCACAGAGCCGAGAGAGTTTCATTTTGAAGTTGCTCTGCAAGCACCGAACAACGATTTTTCTGCGGCTATATCAAAACTTGAAGAACTGAAAAAAGGGACAGAGGTATTTCATTTTGTAACTCCGTTTTCTGAATTTGAAAATCTTACATTAGAGGGATATTCCATCACGATTGAAACATACACAAGTATGTTAGTGGTAGAACTGCAATGCAAGGAAATCATAGAGGTTCAGCAAGGATATACGAAAGTAGAAGTCAACGATGCTACACCGATAAACGCAGGAAATGCTTCAAATCCCGATAACGCAGATACAGTGAACACTGGCATGACTGGAACAAGAAGTCCATCAAGTGAAGAATCAAGTCAAGGTGATGAAAGCATTTTAAGTAGAATGGGGTTGTAGATATGGATGTATCAAAAATGCTGATTGTGCCTATATCTGCTATTCCTGCACAGAGTTTCCAATGTGTGCTGAATAATCAGAACTGCACAATTACTATCAAGAAGCGTGGAGAATACTGCTATTTTTCGCTGATATGCAACGGAGAAGCAGTAACGGAAAATACTGTGTGTTTGGCAGGAAATAATCTTGTTCCGTATAATAATCCGTATTTTGTTGGCGCGTTGTTTTTCATTGACGCAAACGGATACTATGATATACCGAAGTATGAACTGTTTAATACACGCTATAAGCTTTGTTATGTTCCGTTTCGGTTCGATGGAGTAAATATATCAAGCGAAGAATGAAAAGCGTTCTATGATGATTTTACGCTGTTTTAGAGGTATGTATGGGAAGCTTTACGAACAAAACAATACAAGTTGTCATGGCAATGGCAGAGGGTGTATTTCAAAACGGAGCAAACCAAATCACTGTTGAGGGATTGCCTACCACTGTGGATATACAGAAGCAAGGCGGTGACGAAAGACCATCTTGTACTGTTACCATAGGGAATCTGAATATTGATGTTGTTAAACAGTTGACCACGCTATCTTTCCGCCCTTTGCAGAGATTCAAAAATCAAATTACTGTAAACGCAGGAGATGTTGGGAAACAGTTACAGACCATCTTTATTGGTGACTTTGAAAACGCTTATGGAGAGTTTCAGAACGCACCCACGATGAATCTGATGGTAAAAGCGATAGCCGCACAGCATGGAGCATTGATGGCTACTCCGGCAACAAGCGTAGATGGAACAGAGCAAGTTGCGAAGTTGATGGAACAGTGGGCGGTTGAAGCAGGATGCACACTGGAAAACAAGGGTGTTAATGCAAGTGTTAAGAATGTGGTGTATCGTGGTTCTCCAGTAGATAAAGCTAAAACACTGGCAAGGGATGTTGGAATAGATTTAATCATTGATGATGGAAAGTTCATTATCACACCGAATGGGCAGGCTGTTGATGGAAACGCTGTTTTGATTGACCCGAAGCATGGTTTATTGGGTTATCCTGCGTTCAGCAATGATGGTATCGAATTTAACATGATATTCGACCCAAATGTGAAGATAGGCGGTTTGGTGAAGATAGAATCTGTTGTTCCAAGAGCAAGTGGGATATGGAAGGTCACGAAGATAACCACGAAGCTTGAAGCGTATGTTCCCAATGGCGGTTCGTGGAGCAGCAGTGTTTCTGCAACATGGGTGCAGGAGGAATCGAACGATGCCAAGCAAGGATAATCGAAATGGTGCAGTACAAGGGATAGCTGATATTTACGCAAAGGAAACACAGTTTAATCAGCTATCTTTTTTAGTTCGCACGATGATGAACAAGGGCATAAATACTGCAATTCCAGTAAGAGTAACCAAAGTTATGGCAGGTAGCGGTTCTGTTGGTTATGTGCAAGCATTACCTCTTGTCAACGATATGGACGCACAAGGGAACGCAGTAGATGTAGCGGTTATCCCAAGCTTGCCGTATTTTCGATTACAAGGCGGTAAAGTTGCCGTTATTACAGACCCCGTTGTGGGAGATATTGGTATTGCAGTATTTGCACAGAAAGATACCAGTAATGTAGTAGCAGGAACGGATAAGCCAGTACAAGCAGGAAGCTTTCGTAAATTCTCTATGAGCGATGGTTGGTACATTGGCGGTTTTTTAAATCAAGCACCCGAAACCTTTTTGCAGTTGAATCAAGACGGAACGGCAGTATTAACGGCAAATAGCGGAATTACCATCAATGGAGATATTACATTGAATGGGCAATTAACCGCTACTGGTGATATTCGTGGCAATGGGCATTCGTTGAGTAATCATACCCATACTGGTGTACATGGTGAAACAAGTAGTGCTAATGGTTGAGGTAAATTATGAGTGCTTATACTTTGTTTTTGGATGATAGTTGGGATATAACGCTGAATAGCGATGGAAAAATAAAAACGGCAACCGAAGCTTACGCTATTGCACAGAATGGGTGTAACGCTACAAGGCTGTTTACAAAAGACGCATACTTCGACCAACAAAAAGGGATTCCGCATTTCGATATTGAGTTAGGTCATGGTATAGCGGCAGTTCCTATTATCGAAAGCCGTATCAAACAAGCATTGCTGAATGTAGAGGGTATCTCCGATGCGTTGGCGGTGTTAGATATTCAGAAAGACAGAATCTTGGGCGGTAACGCTTATATCACATTGACAAGCGGGGAAACCGCTAAAATATCATTCTAAAAAGGCGGTGAAATCGTGGCAATAACTTTCAATGATAAAACTGGTTTGGTTGCGGAAGAAACTTCCGTTGTGCGTGCGAGAATTGCACAAGAATGGAAGAACGCTTTTGCTACTGACCCACGCCTGCCAGTATTAGATACTAATCCCGAAACACCCGCAGGACAGTTGATAGATGGGCAGACCGCTTTGGCAAGCGAAAAAGACAACGATATGATTTACGTTGCCAATATGTTTAATCCGAAAAACGCTGTTGGTGTATGGCAGGACGCACTGGCGGCTATTTATTTTCTTAATCGAAAGATTGCACAGCCTACTTACGTTACTTGTATTGCTGGCGGTGCTTATGGGACAACGATTCCGTATGGTGCTATCGTGCAGGATGTAAACGGATATACGTATATTAATACCGCACCTGTCACCATTGATAGCGGTGGTACGGCACAGATGTATGTACGATGCACTGAAACTGGCCCCGTTGAGGTTGCCCCACAGACAGTGACTACGATTATAACCACAGTTCCCGGCTGGGATAGCGTGACCAATGCGGCGGCTGGAGTTACTGGTAGAAATGTAGAAACGCAAGCGGCTTTTGAAAATCGCAGAGCAGGAAGCGTTGCCAAAAATTCGCATGGTGCGGTAGCTTCGTTGTATGGTGCTATTGCTGATTTAAATAATGTTATTGCGGTAATCGTATTAGAAAACACAGGAAACGCTGATAAAACCGAAAAGGGCGTTACTATTGCAGGTCATTCTGTCTATATATCCGTATATGGTGGGGATGATGGCGACATTGCAAGGGAAATCTACAACAAACTTGATGCTGGATGCGGAACATGTGGAAATACTGCGGTATATTACAACCCCGCAGGTGATGGAGTAGCAGACCAACCCGATGTCAGTTATACGTTTTATATTGAGCGTCCTACAACTGTGGAAACGGCTATTCAGGTAACTGTTTCCGATTCTGAAACTACGGCGTTAACAAATGCCATAAAACAGGCTGTGGTAAACAATTTTAATGGAAATTCAAATTTTAGACGTGTAAAAATGGGTGATTCCTTGTACGCTTCAAGGTTTTATGCTGATGTATATAACGCAGGCGTAACCATGTTGGAAAGTGTTAAGATTAAATACCCAGCTACTTCGGGAAGTTTTATTGACAACGTAGAAATTCCCGCATCGCAGATACCAACTATCAGTGTTGGCGATGTAACTGTAGTATATGAGTAAGGGGGCGAAATAATGTATTTTCGTTCCGATGATGATGTACGGGCGTGTGATGATGTTCGTACAGAGTTAATGCCGTTTATCCAAAGTCAGTATGCGGCAAGCGTTAGAATAACGTCCTTGTTACAAAGTGCAAAAGACCATATCCTGCCCGATGCCGACATTGCATTGTTCTACGATTGCATGTTTAATTTGGAAACCGCTAAAGGGTACGGACTTGATGTATGGGGCAATATTGTAGGAATAACCCGTAATATACAGGAGGTAACGATAAGCGAACAGGGTGTTGTTACTCCTTTATCGACTACAAGAATGCTTGATGATGAGGAATACAGGAAAATAATTGCGGCAAAAGCGGCATCTAACATCATGGATAGTTCGCTATATTCCATAAACTATATTCTAAAGCAGTTATATCCCGATAAAATCTGTTACGTTACGCCTGTCACTAACTGGCAAACCATCGAAGTGGGTGGAGAAAGTTTTACATATAACAGCGAGCCAATGGCTATATCTTATGTGTTTATTAATACGGAATTAACGCCCGATGAACTGGGCGTTTTTTATGTTGTCGGTAATCTGAATCGTGGTGCAGGCGTTGATTGGAACTTGTTAGTCGTTGACCAAGATAAGATTTTCGGCTTCGTAAACTCCAACTTACAGCCGTTCGACCAAGGCTTGTTCGTAATGCAAATAGGAGGTTAATACATGCTACAACCTGACATAATGAATGTTGCCTTTGCAAGTAGCGGGCAAAAAACATATCCCATTCCATCGGGTACATCGTTTGGTAATGCAAGCCTTACCGCAGGCTTTCCGCCCGAAACATCGAACCCGTTATTAGATGGTGGCGTACCGCCTAAACGTACCGATTTCAATGGGATTTTATACTGGCTTTCCGCTTTTGCCATGTTTCAACAGAGCGGTGGGAAATTTACGTTCTCTACGGAAATTAACTATGATGTTCCGTCTATTATTTATTATGACGGCGATTTGTGGTGGTGCTTGCGTTCTAACGGGCCAACGAATGGCGGCATTGTAACTCCCGGCACTAATGCTAACTATTGGCAGAAGTTTAAGGAGTATATTTCCTCTCCGTTGGATGCGTATCCAGTTGGTGCATATTATATTTCAAGTTCGCCGACAAGTCCCGCTACGTTGTTTGGTGGAACGTGGGTACAAGTAAAAGATAGAATGATTTTGGCTGTCGGTGATACCTATAATTCGGCTGGGTTAACTGGTGGTTCAGCCACTACAAGGCTGGTTGTAAATAATATCCCGAGCCATAATCATAGTTGCGGTACTACTGGAAACCATTCCCATACCGGCACCACAAGCTGGGGTGGCGAGCATACGCATACGGTTTATGGAGCTCATATTGGGGGTACAGGATGGAGCCGTCACGCTGGCTCTCAGTACAACTATGGCAACAATACAACCTCGTCCTCCGGTGGCCACAACCACAGCTTTACCACGTCTACAAACGGAAACCATAACCATACTATAGGTAATACAGGTAGCGGTACTGCGTTTACTACGATTTCGCCTTACATTACGGCGTATGTATGGAGGAGAACGGCATAATGGCAGAAAGATATAATTTTAAATATTTGCCGTTGGTGGGAAAACTCCCCGGCAAATCTATGGTAGAACAGACCGAAACGGCTATTAATGAATTGGCAAGCGTTGTTTACGATAACGTGGGCCACGTTGGAAATTTGGCTGAAGAAGTCCAAACTGCAAATACCAATGCAAGTAACGCATTGGATAAAGCTACTGAAGCACTGGAAACTTCAAGTCGTGTCTATATTAAGCAGATTGCGGCTGTTGATGTAAACGACTACTACGACAGTGAATTGTATTACATCGATAACGATGGAAGCACAAACATTCCTGTCCGTGATAGTGGTTTCTTGGAAGTTAAAACAAACGATGATAAAACCGCTTGCGAACAGGTATTCATCGCTGATAGTACAGGAACTCCATATTATCGCCATGGCAGAATTACGGAACAAACATTAGGTGAGGAAACTACTTACGTTGTAACGTGGAGTTCATGGTATCGTGTCGCAACGACGGCATTCGTACAAGCAGAATTGCAGGATTATCTGCCATTAAGTGGTGGCACGGTGACGGGTGATTTAGACGTTACGCGTGCTATTACTTGCAATTCCGTAACATCTAACCGCGTAAATGTAAGAAGCGGAAGTGTTGCACCAGTAAATACATTACAGCGAAGCACAGCATATTCCGTGGACGATATTGTCTATACATCAGCGTTAAACGCAAAGTATTATCTGCTATGCGTTACCGCAGGCACAACCTCTGCCACCATGCCAAGTCTCAGTGGAGCAGGAAGTAATACGGAAGTTACGGACGGCACAGTGGTATGGCGAGTACAGACAATCACCTCGCAAGAATCACAAGAAAAAGCTGCAGGCTTACCTGTAGGCTTTCAATATTTCCAAACAAACCCCAATGTTCCTGCCGGTTCGTTGCCCTTGCTAGGTGGTGAGTACAGCCGTACAACCTACGCTGACCTTTGGGCGTGGGTGCAGACGCAACAAGGCTATCTGATTGAAGAATCAGCATGGCAAGCTAAGGCTGCTGCGAATGGTGGCAATGTGCCATTTTACAGCAAGGGTGATGGTTCTACTACTTTCCGTGTTCCTGCACTGAAATGCTGGGTGCGTGGTGCGAATAGCATTAATGAGGTTGGTGGTTATTTGGCAGCAGGATTGCCGAATATCACAGGGATGTTACAACTGCGGAACGGAGATAATGTCGGTTTCGAACTCAACAATATTAAAGGAGCGTTTTCGGCGGCAGATTCTACGAGAATCACGAACTATGTAGACGCTTATAATTACGGACAAGCACTGTTTGCCCCACGACTCAAGTTTTCTGCGCATGACTCCTCCTCCATCTACGGCAACTCCGATACTGTCCAACCTGAATCTATCGTAGGTATGTGGGTAGTAAAGGCATATGGCACTGTTAGCAATGTAGGCAGTACAGATGTTAGTGCTATTGCGCAGGGATTGACAGAAGCAGAGACACGTATTAGTGCATTGGAAAATCATTCGGGGGAGGTATTGTCTGGAACTGTAGTAGCCTTCTCCGGAACTTTTGAGGATGGGTACCCAATTGATAAAAATACAGGGCTGGCGGATAAGAAGTGGCATCTGTGTGATGGTACTAAGGGGACACCGGACTTGCGAAACCGCTTTATCTACGGCGGGAACGGGACGAACAACGGGACTACGGGCGGGGAAGCAAGTGTTACACTGACAGTGAAAACTATCCCTGCACATGGCCATACAGGAACGACAAGCACAAATGGTAATCATTCCCATACTGTTACAACCTTTAAGGAACATCATAAAATAAACGGTAACAGTTATGATGGCTATTGTACTGGCAGTACCGATAGAACTACTAGTACGGCCGGAAATCATCAGCATAGCCTTAATATAGACAGTACTGGTGGAGGTCAGCCCCATAATAATATGCCTCCGTATTACACATTGGCATACATCATGAAACTTTAAAGGATTTAGAAAGGAGATTTTATAAAATGTCAGTAATTAAAGTTTTTCGTGATTTAGGCGGAGTGATAGCGGCGGCGGTAAGGAGTAATGCATTGCACACGACTTATCGCGCGCTTAAAGCACAAGTGCAAGCGGCGGAAACGGTCGCGGACGTAGCCACCATTGTGTGGCCGGAGGATTAGAATGCAAGAAGTATGGTTGCCGGAATGAGGTGATTTAATGTTCCGTATTTTTAGCAATAACATATCAATCATTCGTGGCGATTCAGCCACGATCACGTTATCTGTCACTGACGCAGAGGGAAATCCGTACACTATTAAATCAACCGACAGCATTACAATGATGGTCAGGAAAACGCCTACATCAGAAGTGGTGCTGACCAAGACATTCACGGATGCCGTGCTGAACATCGACCCTGTTGACACATCTTCCCTTGCGTGTGGGTCATATGTGTACGATGTCCAGCTTGTGCATCAGGACGGCTGGACGGATACCATCATCCCCGTGCATCAGTTCAACGTGTTGCAGGAAGTGACCTATGATGGATAAACTGGCAGGGAAACTTTCAGCAACATCACAAATTTTGTGCGGTGTATTATCTTCCGATTCTGTGACAATGATCGGCACACTTTCCGCAGGATATACAGGATATATCTTGCAGGACAAGGAAGTCATTCCGTCAGCGGAAGAACAGACCATCACCGCAGATGCTGGGTTTGGTGGTTTATCTTCCGTCAAAGTTGGTGCAATACCGCAGAATTATGGTTTAATCACATATGACGGAAGTTCAATCACAGTTTCTTAATTTATCCAAAGGAGTCAATGAGTCATGGCAAATGTAAAAATCAATGGTGTAACTTATTCTAATGTACCTTCTGTAAGCATCCCCAACAGTTCCGGGGGAGGAAATGCAACCTTCTTCGACACCGCAACCGCAACCGCAACCGCAAGCGACATCGCAAGTGGGAAGGTCGCATTCAATGGTAATGGTGCGGTAACAGGCACGTTGACACAGGTATCCGTGAGTCAGAACAGTACCACTAAAGTGCTGACGATTTCGTAAAGTGAGGTGCTGAAATGGCACAGAATCTAAAAATTGCAAATGCCCTATACGAAGATGTTCCAAGCATATCCATACCGACACAAAATGGTGGCGAAGCATCGTTCGTGGACACTTCTGATGCGGATGCAATGGCAGAAGATATTCTTGAGGGAAAATCCGCATATGTCGGTGGTGCTAAAGTCATCGGTACAGGCACAGGAAATTATCTCCCATTAAGTGGTGGCACACTTACGGGACCCGTTGTCGCTCCTTCTTTCCAGACAGGAACCGATGCTTCCCATTATTTCCAGTGCCGGAAATTCAGAGGAGAAGGGAACGCTAACACCTATTACCACGCCATTGATTTTGGGTATGGCGGCCATAATCGGGTTGATTTTTACGAATACGGGGGCATATGGAACTTCTACAAAAGCACCGACAGCGGCAAAGCCGGGCTGGTTGGCTCTATCCAAGCAGGCCAAGGCTGGAATGGTCTGGTAAAAGGACAAGACATTACCACCTACGCCAAGAAGTCCGACCTTTCGTCCGCAGAGACACGTATTAGTGCATTGGAAAAGGCTATTCCAGTGATAGAAACAGGAACCACAGCTGCAACCGACATCAATGCACTGGACGGGGTTAACCTTGAAGTAAAATTCAATCACACATTTAAGACACCGCCCAAAGTATTTGTCGATATGAGCAACGGGGGTCTCTATTGGAGTAACGTCCAAATTCGTGCAGAGTCAAGCACTACCGGCGCAACTTTGTTTCTGTGGAATAATGGAAATAATCAAGCTAAAGGAATTAGTATTACGTGGATGGCAATTGGACAGGAGGTATAACAATGGCACCAATCACTGACGTAACTCTTAAATTCGTAGTTACAAAATCGTTTATGGAGGACAAAGCGTGAACGACATTATCATCGATGGATTAAGCACAGTTATTAGCCTTGCCGTGGGCGGGCTTATCGGCTACGTCGTGGCTTACGTTACAGGTTTGCGGGCAATCCGCAAGGGGATGCAGTTAATCTTGCGTGCGTCCCTTAACGATATGTACATCCGGTTCCAGCAACAGCCACCAACGGCTGACGAAAAACAGATTTTTGAAGAAATGTACAAATGTTATGAGCAGCTGGGCGAGAACGGCGTTATGAAGGTGAAACACGAAACGGTGCTGGCCATGCCGGAGACAGTGCGGAAATGAAGAAGATACAGGATGCACTGCTTAAGCTGATGGGTTCCGTCGGAAGGATGAAAGTCAAGGGACTGCCACGGGCGCTGGTCATCGTGCTGATGCTCTTGATAATCGGGAGCGTTTGCCTTTACCTTGCGGGCTGGATTTGGCTTTGGGCGGCGCTTCGCCGCGTCGACCTCCCTGCCCTTAATGCCCTTCTGCAGACGCTGACAGGAGCGTCCTTCATCGCGGCCGTCGGATTCATCGGGAAAGGATTGATTGACGCTGATGGGGATGGTGTACCAGACGATTGGGAAAAGAAAGAAGGAGAAGAAAATGAAAGTATACATCAACCCAGGCCATGACCTGGAATACGACAGCGGAGCAGTCCACGCAGACGAAAATGGCGACGTGGATCTGCGGGAGTGTGACGTAGCAGCACGGATCGGAGCCCTGACTAAAAGATACTTAGAGGCCGCCGGCTGCGAGGTCAGGATGCTCCAGAGCGACAACCTTTGCAATGATTCTGATCACCCGGACCGCCCGGTAGCAGTGTGCGACGACGCCAATGACTGGGGGGCGGACGTCTTTGTGAGCATCCACTGCAATGCCTGTGCCGGCCATGACGCCCGAGGCACCGAAACCTGGTGCTATGCGGACGGTACGGACGGGGCCAGACTGGCCGAAAAAATCCAGGCGCAGATGGTGACCAGCATCAACACCACAGATAGAGGGGTCAAGGTCATGCCGGGGCTCATGGTATTAAAGCATACCGATATGCCGGCCTGTCTGGTGGAGACCGCCTTCATTGACAATGACGACGACGCAGAACTTCTGCGGACCGGGTACGATGATTTCGCTCGGGCCATCGCCAGAGGTGTTACGGACTATCAGCAGACCAAAATGGGCCAATAAAATCATCAAAACAATGAAAACGGCGTATGGGGCTACTGCTGGCCTCATACGCCGTTTTTCTGCTATACGCTACTACGTACTTGCAAAGAAAAATAAATCAGCTCAAAACGCAAATTAGGAGGTGGCTTTTCATGGAACAGGAAACAAAATGGAGAATCATCCTGGCCATTGCCGGAGCCTGTGTCCTCTGCATCATCGGGGGCCTGATCTATGGCTGCGGCCGGGAAAAGAAAGAGGAACCCAAGGTCCTGGACTACCAGCAGACCACGGACCCGGCTGCTATCCAGAAAAAACTGGACGTGAATCAGGGCACTGCGCGAGAAATCACCAGGGAGATCTATCATGTGCAGCAGTCCGATTCCCCACCGGCCATTACCTACTACGTCCAGGCCCCGGATCTGACGAGCGGGGCCGAGAAGGTAGCCCAGGACATCAAGACAGAGCAGCCCTCCGTCCCGGCAGCGGCCCGGGAAAAGGCGGACAGGACAGTGGTCACAGCTAACCAGGAGCACCAAAAGGTTGACGTGTACAAAGTTAATCTGCGTAAGCCGCATAAGATCAAAGCCGGAGTCATGTACGCCGGGGACAGGGCTTACTACGGCGTAGGTTATCAGCAAGGCAAGTGGGAAGGCATGGTCTACACTCGCACTGGCAAGAAAATTGAGGCTGGCTCCATCACATACACGATTAAGGAGTGGTGATTATGATTAGATATGCAATCTACCTGCCCCTGCAGCTGCTCTGCATGGTCCTGTGCTACCTGACCAACTGGCTGGTGGTCATTTTTGCCGATGAGGAGGGAGAACTGCCTGGACTGCTGCGCCTCTGGCAGACATGGGACGATACCTTGGACAACAGTACTGATGTGGGACGGATGCCGAAAATCCTACAGTACGACTGGGATGCTCATTATATTCAAGGGCACAAGCTAGAGTGCGGCCGCATCCGCTACACAGAGCGGCTCATCAAGCCGTTTAGCCTGGCTGACCAGATCCGGCGCTACTGCTGCCGGGTCCACTGGCTGTATCGCAACTGCGCCTACGGCTTTGCCTTTTACCTCTTTGGGGCCACGGTCTGGCCCCAGCAGTACCCGATCCAGACCAAGAGCGGGGACGGGTGGTACTTCTGCCGCTCCGGCCTGGTCTGGGCTTATAAAAACGAGGCCCGAATCGCCGGGAAATGGTGCTGGAAAATCTACCTGGGATGGAAGCTCCAGCGGACCATGCAGACGGACTATCAGGCTATGATCGCCACCAGGCTGTGGTTCAGCCGCAAGTAAAAACGCCTCCAGGGCTAGCCCCTGGGGGCTCTATTTTTTTGCAAAAAATTATAAAAAACCCTTGACATGGCACGCAATGCGTGCTATAATATAATCAAGAAAGGTAAACAAAAACCTAAAAACAAGGAGGATATGAAAATGAGGATAACAAGGTACGCATTACCACAGACCATGAACGCAAGAGAACAGTACAAGGTTTTAAAGGCAGAAGGATTCGCAGTGCCGAGTACAGAACCACCGCAGAACATGACAGACGAACAAATCCTTGAAGTAATCGACATCAACCACATCTGCAAGGTAAGTGAAGCAAAACGGATGCTGAAGAAATATGGCGGAAGTGCCTGGACGGAATGGTATGACCGGGATGGAAGTTACCAAGATTGTATGGAAATAAGGCTGAACGGCAGGAACACAGGAAGTTATGGGAGCATCTAATAAAAGGGTGACACCAAGTCACCCTTCATGGTAAGATAAAACAGGAGGGAATAATGGCATACAGTAACGCACAGAAAAAAGCAACCATGAAATGGGATGCGGAAAACTACGACCAAATCAAATTTACCGCACCCAAGGGATTTAATGACAGATTGAAACAAGCGGCTGAATTGGCAGGAAAATCGAAAAGACAGTTCATTATCGAAACATTAGAAAAGGAAATGGGGGAACGAAATTATATTGGGTAAACTTTGGAACTGCTTGCAGTATCCTTTTTTGTGTGTCAATTCAAAACATTCGCCGCCGAGGAGAAAGCAAGACGGGTACGCATTAAGGCCCAGCGCAATGCGTGGGAAGCCGTGGCTGCTTGTGCGCTGATAGCATTTGTGGTAAAATAGTCTTTGACAACATTTTGCGGAGCAGTACTCAAGCTGGCTGAAGAGATCTGTCTTGAAAACAGAGAGGGCCGCAAGGCCGCGAGGGTTCAAATCCTTCCTGCTCCGCCAAACTCATGCCGGATTAGCTCAGTAGGCAAGAGCGGCTGCCCTGTAAGCAGCGGGTCATGGGTTCGAGTCCTATATCCGGCTCCATCATTCTTTAAAGGTATGCTTCGGCATACCTTTATTTTTTTTGCCATTTTTCAAAAATTTTTTAAAAAACCTGTTGACAAATTATACAGACGCCTGTATAATATAATCAAGAAAGGTAAACAAAACCTAAAAACAAGGAGGAACAAAAAAATGAAGCAGGAAGTAGAGAAATTAAGAGCAGAGGGTTATCCGCTAAGAATCATAGGAAATGGCGGCTACCCTGCCACATTGTACGGGATTCAGCCTTTAAACGATGGCGAGTACATGGCGATTTACCGCTATCAGGGCGGGCAATGTTGCCACGATTTAAATGAGATTAAACAGTTTTTTAAAGTTGTAGAATGGTAAAAAGGAGGAAATGAAAATGATTTACACCATCGCAGTTATCACAGAATGTTGCAAAGAAAATCCGCTGACAGTTGAAATCGGTGTAAAAGGTAACGAGTATACTGTAAGTTTAGGACGGGAAGGACAGTACACAAGCAACACATTCAAAAGCATGGCAGATGCGTACAAGGTTTTTGAAAAGCTATCTTCATGGTTGGTTATGGGGTTATATTCTGAATCCGCAAAAAGACACTTTTTAGAAACTGGAACGATGGAATAAAAAACAAGGGTGACACCAAGTCACCCTTCATGGTAAGATAAACAAAAAAGGGGGATATTATCATGGCAACAAAACAGGAACACATTGCAGTTATGAAATGCTACAAAGCGCAGTTGGACGATGCTTTCAAGTGCTTACGCAAAGCAAAAGCGAAAGATGAAAAAGATTATTTTATTGGGTGCATTGAAACACTTGCTGACAATTTGAGGAGTGAATCAAGGTCAGCCAAAAGTGAAAGTTGGTGACAACGATGCCGTACAGTAAAGCACAGAAAAAGGCAACCATGAAATGGGAAAAAGAAAATTACGATCAAATTAAATTCACCGCACCCAAAGGATTCAAGGCAAGGCTGAAGGAATCGGCAGAGCGAACAGGGAAAAGCCAAAGGGCATTCATTATCGAATCATTAGAAAAGGAAATGGGGGGAACGAAATTATATTGGGTAAACTTTATTATAGATGATGAAAGACCCTATTTTTTATCTCATTCGCATCCGTATCTTACATTGGAAAAAGCAAACGATTCTATTAAAAAGACATTGAAATCGTTTAATGTGATTTTGTCATATATCCAAGAACAGGACACGGAAACGGGGAAAATGACACCCGTTATTGTCACACCATATATCAACAGTATGGGAACAAAAATTTGACCGCACAAAATCGTCCGTATTGCGTTTTTACAAGCCTACATGATAAAATGTTCGTGTAGGTTTTTTCTTTGCGTGTATGGGGAAATTAGATAGCAAAAAGGGCATTTAACATGTTTTACGCCTTGCGTATGGGCATCGACAATGTATAACCCAAAAGCCGCAAACAACAAAGCCTCCGGGACCGCCCCGGGGGCTTTATTTTTTTGCAAAAATCCATAAAAAAATGCTTGACATGGCGCGCAATGCGTGCTATAATGCAATCAAGACGAGGGGAGAAGAGAAGAAATCAAGACCCCCCCCCAAAAAAAGAAAAGGAGAGATGAATAATGACGAACGAAGAAAGAAACCAGTATGTACAAGACGAAGATGGCCGGACGGTTAATTATGCCGCCGCCGTGGAATTGATGGACGACGAACTCAGAGAACAGCTGCATCGGGAAATGGCCCCCTGCACCAATCAGGAATTTTACGACGCCTACGTCAAGGCACACGCCGCAAAGTACAACGGTGAGAAATTCCAGATTTGACAAAGAAAGAAAGGAGAAACACAATGATTTACTTAAACAGCGACAGAACCGAATTTATCAACAACGATGCTTTCAACGGATGCGGCAACGAAGCCAGGGAAGAATTGAACCGGGAGTACCACGCTCCCACGGCGCATGAGCTGTACGACTTTATCGACAGCCAGCCTACATGGGACTGCGTCCCTCCGGACGCATACGATCAACTGGCCAACTTGTGCGGCGTAAGCTACACGGAAGAGGACAGCCTCGAAACACTGATGGATCGCTGCGCAGCGGCACTGGAAAAGCTGGCCGCCCAGTACGTGCAGGATGAAGATGGCCGGACGGTTGATTACGCCGCAGCGGTGGAACTGATGGACGACGACCTGCGGGAACAGCTGCATCGGGAAATGGCACCCTGCAGCAATCAGGAATTTTACGACGCATATGTAAAGGCACACGCCGAAAAATACAACGGCGAGAAATTCCAGATCTGACCGGCGCCACCACTTGAAAGGAGTGCTAATCATGAGGAAAATCGATAAAGACTACGTCTTAGAAATGAAAGATATCGCTGGAGCAAAAAATCCAGCGTACTATAAATACTGCACGGTCCCAGCAGGATCCAGTGATATTGCTTCTCTCCTCTTCCGGACCGGGAACAGGGAGACGGGAGAAATCCCCTTCGGCGAAGATGATAGCTATCAGGCTCACTTGATTGCCGGGGATACCGAAGTACCCGAACACTATCGGGAACAAAAAGTCTTGGATACGACGGCACCTCGGCTCTGGCTCTACGATGACGATGGAAAGAGTCTGGACTTGTCTAATGACGCCGGCTTTGAAATCTACATTGCAGGCCGGATGGGCCTACTCATCAGATTTAAGGAGCGGTGATTCGGAATGACTACGATCAGAGAGGCCCGGCAAGCCGCCGGGCTCAGTCAGCAGGGCGTTACTGACGCCCTGGGCATCCCAAGGAGGACGCTCCAGGACTGGGAGTCTGGGAAGCGGACCCCGCCAGGATGGGCGGAAGCCCTGGTAATCGAGAAGCTGAACAAGATCGCCCAGGACAATCAGGATAATAAAAAAAATAGTGAAAATCCTATTGACATTACAAGTTCTATTTGTTAAAATAAATAAAGAAGGGAGGTGATACTATGCGAGAAATGCTAATCCAGTATAGGGGCAAAAGAAGCCAGAAAAAAATGGCAGAAAAGTATGGTGTAAGTCAGCAGTTATGGTCTTTTTGGGAGCTGGGTAAATCCACACCGAAACCGCACATCATGAAGAAGATTGCACTGGACAGCAAGAAGCCGATGGAGAAGATTTTTTCCGATGCCTTTGATCCTTGACCATCCCGTTATGGGTAAAAAAATAGCCACAGACTACTGCAATAGTCCGTGGCTCAGGAGGAGTGGAATGTTTAAGAGATGCCGTTCCGTCCCATTTCTAATTATAGCACAAAATTAAGTGGAGGTAAAGCGCTATGAAAAAGATTTTAGTGGTTGGATATATGCCGTATGGATACATGGGAAAATTAGTTGAGAAATATCCGGATATTTTGTGGTTCTCGGAGCAGGAAGTAGGTATGAGTGATAAGTCAAGGGCATTGATCGAGTTGATAGAAATGATGGACGGGGTTATGTTCATGGAAAATTATTATAGTGATCGTATTGGCTATGAGGTGGCGTGTGTGATGGCGAAGAAAACAATCTACGAAAAAGATGAGTTTCCGGTAGAAGAGGAGGACAAAAAATGAGAAAACTGTATGAAATCGAAGCAGATATCGAGAAAATCATTGAAATCGGTGCAGACCGGTATGTCGATGGAGAAACCGGTGAGATTATCAGCAAGGCAGACTTTGATGCGTTGCAGATGGAATGGTCGCAAAAAGTAGAAGGTGTAGCACTCGGATACAAGAACGAATGCTCCGAGGCGGATGCAATCAAGCAGGAAATCGAGGCCTTGACGGAGCGGATGAACCGGCACAAGAAAAAAGCGGAAGGATATAAATCTTTCCTCAATATGGTTCTTGCCGGAAAGAAGTTCGAGACGGCAAAATGCATCGTCAAACCGACAAAGAGCAAATCCGTTGAGTGGAACGGAAAAACCGAAGGTCTGGAAGACTATATGATCCCACAGGAACCGAAATTTGACAAGGCACAGGCAAGGAAAGACCTTCTTGCCGGGAAGGAAGTGCCGAATTGCACATTAGTTGAGAAAACATCGGTCAGCATTAAATGACGGAGGGCAACATGAACATCTATGAAAAATTGCTGAACATCCAGCACGAACTGAAAGCACCGAAGAATTGCAGGAACACATTTGGGAATTA